TGCCATAGTTAGCTATGTCAATCCGTACTTAGATATGCCAGTGCATTACGTTAAAAGCCAGAAGGATTGGTACAAACACATCAAAGATTTAGTAAGCGATGCGGATATGCGAAAGGAAAGCGGACAGAAGTTGTTTGAGTTCTGCCAAAAGAAGTATAACTTTGATGAGATAAATTTAGACAGAACTTATATTTATAATAAACTAATTTCTCATAGTTAAATTTTTAATTATTAATCAACGGAAAATTTAATGGGGAAGCTATGAGGAAACACACACAAATATATTTGCAGGGAATGGGGTATAAAAAAACGGACTTCATTCCTTGCGAAGTGTGTGGCTCACAAGCGGTAGACGTGCATCATATTGAGGCAAGAGGAATGGGTGGCAACAAAAAGGCAGATGTAATAGAAAACCTTATGGGATTGTGTAGGAAGTGCCACATAGAATACGGAGATAAAAAACAATATAAAGAGTTCCTAAAAGATATACACTCAAAGAATTATGGCAAAGATTAAAGAGAACAATAACAAAGTTAGCTTTGGCAAACGCAAAAGAGGCTCTGCAAAGAAGTCCTTTAACAAGCATAACCCAAGACCTAAAGATTACAAAGGGCAGGGCAGATGAGAAAGCTAAATGCTATATGGTTGCTCCTTACACACAAGGCTTACTTCCTTGCAGTATGTAAGACGGGTAAAGACGGAGATGATATGACCACGATAGGACACTATACCTATGCAATGGCAGAAACTTTAATCAATAAGCACATAGCAGACGTAGATACATACTTAGACCAAGAAGATGCAATAGACGAAGCAAACGATATAATTAACGGCATACTATGATTTTATTAAGTTCACAAATTGAAAGCATAGCTTCACGAAAAGACAAAACAATCAAGCTAACCTTAGCAACCCAAGAACTAAGTCCTAAAGATGCTGCGGATATATTCCAACTTAACCAACAGTTCTGCTACTTAGCAATCAAAGAAGAACCTTTTAGCAAAGAAGAACAAGACGTAATAGAAAACTTAAAGGCAGACCCAGACACCTTTAAGACACCGAGCCAAAGATTAAGGGGCATCTTATACAAAACATACGAACAAGACAACGAAGGGTACAAAGATTTTAACACATATTACCTTTCCGTAATGGATAGGATATGTCAACACTATAAAAACAAAATAGATGGGTAGGTTTAAACTTATAGAGACACCAGAATTAATGCTGCAATACTTTAACGAGTACGCAGAATACTGCAAAAGCAATCCTATTAAAGTACACGACTTTGTAGGTAAAGACGGAGACGAAGTTTACAGATTAAGGGAGCGACCTTTGACAATAGAAGGCTTTGAAAACTTTTGCGCAGACAAAGGAATTATTGGAGATTTAAGCCATTATTTTGCTAATACAAATAATGCTTACGCAGATTTTTTAACCATCTGTTCGCATATTAGGAGAAAAATAAGGCAAGACCAAATCGAAGGGGGTATGGCAGGTGTTTACAATCCAAGCATAACTCAGCGATTGAATAGCTTAGTAGAGAAGTCAGAGAACAAGCACGAAGTAAGTGAAATCAAAATAACTTACGATAAGTAATGCAAACAATAGGTCTAAGCTTACATAAACCACACCCTGCACAAAAGCAAGTAATCGACTGCGAAAGTAGATTTATTGTAATGATGGCAGGGAGAAGATTTGGCAAGTCATTGATTAGCCAAACGATAAGCATAGACACGGCAGTAAATAAAAAGCGTGTAGCTTACATTACACCTACTTACCAATTAGGAAAGATATTTTTTAAAGAAATAGTAGACCTATTGCCATTAGAGATATACTCTAAGAACGAAAGCGACCTTGTTATTACTTTCATAACGGGTGGCAGCATACGTTTCTTTACGGGCGAAAGGTTGGACAATCTTCGTGGTTTAAAGTTTCACTTAGCAGTAATAGATGAGGCTTCGTTTATACCTAACCTTGAAGACGGGTGGCTTAACTCAATAAGACCTACCTTAACGGACTATAAGGGTAAAGCTATATTCCTTAGCACCCCTAAAGGTAAAAACTACTTTTTTAGTTTGTTTAGCAAAGCAGAGCCAGATTGGCAAAGCTTTAAGTTTACTACATACGATAACCCTTATATAGACCCGAATGAGATAGACGATGCAAGGAAGCAACTTCCAGAGGTTGTATTTGAGCAAGAGTATATGGCAAACCCTGCAGAGAACGCAGCAAACCCTTTCGGGAGCCAACATATACGCAAGTGCTTACACCCGGTTACAACTATGCCGGTAGTAGCTTATGGGATTGACCTTGCCAAGTCAGTGGATTGGACTGTTATAGTAGGCTTAGACGAAGACGGAAACGTGGCCTATTTTGACCGCTTCCAAATGGATTGGCACAATACCAAGCAAACTATCCTTAGACTGCCTAAATGCCCTATCCTAGTCGATTCTACGGGGGTTGGAGACCCTATCCTTGAAGACCTGCAAAGAGAAGGGGTAATGATACAAGGCTTAAAGTTTACAAGTTCAAGTAAGCAGCAGCTAATGGAAGGCTTACAAGCTGCGATACATCAAGGTAAAATAGGCTACCCAGAGGGAATAATAAGCCAGGAGTTAGAAGTATTTGAATATATGTACACGGCAACGGGGGTAAAGTACTCCGCACCTTCAGGCTTCCACGATGATGCCGTAATGGCTTTGGCTTTAGCTTGGCAGAATTCCAGCCTTAAACGTGGCACTGGTAGGTACGCCTTCCTATAATTGCAACAATGTTGCGAAAATAATTTAAAAAAAGTTTACTCATTTCATTGTTAATTGTGTAAAGGTTGTATATTTGACATACCAAACAACCACAAAAACACAAAAAATGAAAAACTACCAAATCGAATTTATCCTTAAATTACAAGAAGGGAATGGTTTTAAATTAGACCAGCAACTAATTTCTATTGAAGCTAAAAATAAAAAAGAAGCTTTAATAAATGCAAAGAAAAAAATTTATATTCCAAGAAACTTTATAGGAATAGATTATTACGAATTTATTTAGCAATCGAAAATAGGGGTGCGACTATTCAACGCACAATTTAACTAACTAAACTAAACACAATGAAAAAAGAAACCGCACAATTATTAGCCGTATTTTTAGTAGCTTGTTACCTTATTGGACAATTACAAGATTTCTACTCAAAATGATTTACGCTATTTGCCTTCTGCTAATTGCAACAGGTTTTGTAATGGCAGCATTATTTGACTACACAATTAAAAACTATGACCCAAAGCACAAAAGAATATATAGACAAATACTACGCAAGTGAGCCTATTAGTATTATGATGAATAACATCGATGCGACTTACTTAGAGATACTTACCTACTGCAACGAGAATGGTTACGAACCGGCAAAGCGTAAATTAAGGAGACCAGAACATAAGTCAGAAATTGGCTTTTTTGACATAGATAATTACAAACCCGAAACAATATAATCAAATGGAATTACAACAAATCTTTGAAACAACAAAAGAACAAAGGACTGAGTTTACCTACCAATTAATTGAACGCTTAAACGCAGGGGAACTTGACCCGTTAAAAACACATCTCCAAGTTAAAGCCTTAGAGGATATGCTTGAAACCCTAAAGTCAAATAAGGACTATAAAGATGCGGTATTACAAGCAGCCGTACTTAATGGCAAGGACTTCGAGTATATGAGCGCAAAGTTTAACATTAGAGAAGTAGGCGTTAAGTATGACTTTAGCAAATGTGAAAGTCCTGCTTATGAGGAAATTATGGCTGACTATAACGATGCGAGTAAGCGTAAAAAGGATATGGAAGACTTTTTAAAGAAAGTACCACATCAAGGACTTGACATTATTAACGGAGTTACTGGCGAAGTTACAAAAGTTTACCCACCTGCTAAGAGTAGCACAACAAGTGTAGCCGTATCATTAAAATAATAAAAATATTATACTTCTTTGCAATTTGCTTACCTTTGGCAGCGTTATGCTACATAGGTGGGCATCTTGCTTATGAGCTAATGCTAAAACTACGCAAATGACACCGAAGGAAAAGGCGCAAGAATTGTTTGATAAGTTCTATATTTATACTAATGGGTTTGCAAAAGAAAACGCTAAAAATTTTTCAATAATAGCAGTAAATGAAATATTGAATTTTTTAGAAGATGATAGATGTGGTTTTAGTTGGAAAAAATATTATATTGAAGTTAAACAAGAAATAAAAAAACTATGACTTGGAACGAATTAACAGTTTGGCAGTACCAACAAATTTACCCAATAGTTACTAAGCCTGAAAAGGATTGGACTAACTTAGATGTGGAAAGTAAGTTAGTAGGTATAATCTACAACCTAACCGACACTCAGGTAGATAGCATATCAATTAGTCAATTTAATAATCTAAGGGCAACGCTTGACTTTTTAGATGACAAGATAGAAGGTAAGCCTGTAAAGTATACCGAAGTAAACGGCAAACGCTACCGCTTTATCTACGATGTACAACAAATGAAGGCTGCCAGATATATTGAAAGCAAGGTATTTAGTACCGACCTAATTAGCAACTTACACAAGTTAGCAGCATCAATGGTAGTACCTCAACGCAAAACTTGGTACGGCAAATGGGTAGATGACACCTACGATGCAGCCAAGCATAGCGAATATTCATCCGACCTACAAGCCTCGAACTTTGTTCACATTTATCATTCGGTTGTTTTTTTTTATCAAGTATACAGAAATTGGATAGAAGTTTCGAAGGGTTATTTGATACAAGAGATGATGGAGAAGGGGCTGACAACGGAGGTAGCACAAGGGGTGGTTCAAACTTTATGCGAAGCTTTGGATGGCAGTATTGCGCCAAATCTGTTGCCGACTGCGAAAATATCTCAGTTAATGAAAGCTATGAACTCCCAACAATCCACTTCTTAAATACACTTAGCTACCTAAAGGCAAAAGCCGATTACGATAAAGAGCAACATAGGAAATTAAAATAGCCCTGCCAATTTGGTGGGGTTAGTTATTTTTAGCCTTTAAGTATATTTATTTGCGTGGGAATAGCAAAAGCACAAATAAGGGAATTACAACAAGGCTTTTTACAAAGCTTAGGTGAAAAAGGGTTTGGCAAAGTCAATCCTAATGACTTACCTATTTTAGAAAAGGCACTTGCTATTTATGGTCAAGCCTTTAATACAAGGGTTACCAAGATATTAGATGACGAAAAAATTACAAGTTCTGGTAGGTTAGCAGACCCAGCGCAACCAATCATTACTAAATTTGGTAATTCGTACACTTTAAGTGTAGGTTATGAGCAAGGCAGCGAAGCCTCAAAGTATTATGACTATGTCAATAAAGGGGTATTAGGTACAACCAATGAAAAGGCAGACCCAAATACACCTTATAAATTTGATAAGGCTAAGAAGTCAGTACCTATAAAGTCAATAGAAAAATACCTTAGCTACAACAAATTAAAAGCAGTATCTGTTAAAAAGTACTCCAAGCTTGGAGTGGAGGCAAAAGCTATTGAAAGCAAAAAGTCCTTAGCGTTTGTTATTGCTCGTAGCATACACAGAAAAGGTATAAGTTCTACTAAGTACTTTGATAGAGCAATAGCACAAATATTTAATAAAGATTTTATAGCAGATATTGTATTAGCAGTTGGCAGCGATATACAAATACAAATAAAGCAAACAATAAACGAGAATGGCAATAACAATAACAAGTAGCCCTGCACCCTATTCGTCTATGCACGACAACTTATGGTTTGTATCAAGTTCTACTAATAGCGGAGATACAAACTTTAAATTCGTCTACGATGTATTTATAAACGGAAGCCAAGTAATACGCTCAAAAGTATTCCCTTCTCCAAGTGCAGAAGGTAGTTACGGGGTGTTTAACGCATCACCAATGGTTAGAAGCTTTGTAACTAATTACTTCGAGCCTTCAGGTACATCAATACTTGTAGCTTCAAACGACAAAATAAAAGTAGATTACGATATAAGGGTAGGAGAAGAAGTGAGCGGAGTAACTACAACGAACTTAGCATCTGGCAGCTTTTCGGCTTATAACTTTGTACCTCCATTGTTTGCGGATATATTCTTAACAAAGAATAACACACCTTTGGTTCTATCGTCTTATTACGATAATTTACTATTAGAAAACTTTACAGATGACTTTTTGACTGAGCGTGATACCAATGACATAACAATCGAGTATGGCGATAACTTTTACATTACTTTCCTACGAATAGAAACAGGTGGCTATTCTGCGTGGGTTGAAGTATTAGGAGAAGGCGATGTGGTTACTAATACAGTTAGCGGAGATATAACTCTAAGCGGTCAATTTAACTTATTTAATTTACAAGCAGCGCATATAAATGACTTTGCATCTGGCACGATTATAGACGAAGATACTTACGGCTATAACTTCTATTTAAAAAGAGGTGCAGCACAAACAAGGGTTATTAAGATAAGACATAAATGCTATCCTAAATACCAGCAATTTAATTTAGAGTTCCTAAATAGGCTTGGGGGTTGGGACACTAAAAAGTTTGCTTTAGTTAATAGAAGGTCAAGCGAATACCAAAGGGCATCTTATAGGCGAAGCGACTATCAGCTTGTAGGTGGGCAAATGACAAACATCGATGGATATAACAGATATAACGAAACGACTTTCAACTACGCTATTCAACATAAGGATAGATATAAGCTTACTTCTGATTGGGTTAGCGAACAAGATTATTCTTGGTTGGCTCAACTTGTATCGAGCCCTATTGTCTATATGGAAGTTCTTGGTGCATACTTCCCTGTTACCATAACCACAACAAACTATGAGTATAAGTTAGAAAGTGCAGATAAACTATTTAACTTTGAAATAGAAGTAGAAGTAGGTAAGTATTTAACAAGCCAATTTAGATAATGATTAGCACAGAAATATACATCGAGGAGCAGAAGATAGATTTATTGCAAGACATATCTACCGAGTTTACTTATGCCATTGATGACGTAAGTGAGTTCGGTAGTCGCAATACTTCGTTTAGTAAAACAATAAGCATACCAGGTACGGCTAACAATAACTTAGTATTTGGTTATATCTTCGAACTTAACAACGCAAACTTTACTGATAACACATTGCCGAATGTAGGATATAACTACAATGTAACTAAACAAGCAAACTGCAAAATATTTATTGATAAGGTGCAGATATTTAAGGGCACTTTACGAATACTGGAAATAGTTATAGACAAAGAAACTATCGAATATCAGTGCAGTGTAGTAGGTGAGTTAGGTGGATTTATTACTACATTAGGAAATAAAAGATTAACAGGTAATAATAATATTGAAGATGATTTAGATTTTAGCGCATACAATCACACTTATAGCGTGGCTAATATTAGTTCAAGTTGGGACAATCCCGGTGGTAGTGGTTATTACTATCCGCTTATTGATTACGGGAATGTTAGTACAGGAGCAGGTGCAGGTGGATTAGGTGGATACGGGGTAGCTAAAAAGGATTTTCAATACACTACGTTTAGACCTGCTTTATACGTAAAGGAGTATATAGAGAAAATATTTGCAGGTACAGATTATACGTATGACTGCTCTTTTTTCGATACAGCTTTATTTAAAAGGCTTATCATTCCGCACAATCAAACAAACATTACAACCCTAAATAATACAAGCCTAAACGCTGCTGCAAAGCTAATTACTATTAATACCAACATGAGTGACATTGTAGAATATACAATGGTAACGGCAGGTAGCTTTACACTTGATGCCTTAGGGCAGTTGTTTACTTATGGTGTAGCACCTACAATTACAACAGATATTCAAGTATTATTAAGAGGTAACGTAACATTTTACAATTCAGCTTTGCCAAACTTTGCAGTAGTACTAAAAAAGAATAACACAGAAATAGGTAGACAAAATTTTGATGCAAGTGTTAGCACATTTATGAATTGTGACTTTACAGTTAGCGGAGTAACCTTTGCAACTACTGACACAATGCAAGTTATAATAGAAGGCAATGGCATTATTATTAATATTACTTTAGGAGAAATAGGTGTAACAACAACAACGCCTACACAAGTACAAGTTAATTTAGGTGAAACAATTAAAGTAAACGATACTATTCCAAGAGGTATATTCCAAAGAGATTTCTTTTTGAGCATTGTAAAAATGTTTAATCTTTATGTATATGAGAATAAGTTTAACGACAAAGAACTGGTTATTAGTCCGTTTGTGGATTTCTATCCTACTACATCGGCTACCGCTTTAGATTGGACTAACAAGATAGATAGAGCCAAGCCTTTAAGTATAAAGCCAATGAGTGAAATAAACGCTCGTTATTATAACTATAAATTTAAATCAGATAACGACTTCTATAACGAAAACTATCGTAAGAAGTACACCGAAGGCTATGGCGATTTTATCTACGATACTGAGTTTGATTTCGTAAAAGAAACCGATGTTTTAGAAGTTATATTTGCTGCATCTGTATTATATCAAGCAACAGGGCAAGACAAAGTGTTCCCTGCTATTTATAAGAAGTCAAATAACAACAACGCAGAAGATAGAATGGATAGCATTATAAGAATAATGCAGACAAAAAAAATAACAAGCGTTACGAGTTGGGACATAATGAACACAAGTACTGTCTTAGCATCGTACACAAGCTATGGTTACGCAGGTCACTTAGATGACCCTATTAACCCAGAAAACGATATTAACTTTGGTGCGCCTAAAGAAATACAATTTGCTCCTAATAACTATCCTACTACAAACATATTTAACGCATATCATAGCCCTTACCTTGCTGAGATAACAAGCAAAGATAGTAAGCTACTAACCTGCTTTGGACTACTTGATATAGTAGACATTTTTAATTTAGATTTTAGTAAGTATGTATGGATAGACGGCGTATTGTTTAGGCTTAACAAAGTAGAGAACTTCAACCCAATGGAATACAACACAACTAAATTATCTTTTCTTAAAGTAATAGAAACACAATACTAATGGCAGAAACTAATCAATTATCTTATAGTATAAACATAGGCGGAAACGCAGTAGAATCAATAGGTAGTGTAAAAAAAGCATTAAAAGAAGCTAATGCTGAGTTAATAAACGCTCAAGCTAACTTTGGCGATTACTCACAAGAAGCTATTAATGCAGCTAAAAAAGTAGCCGAACTTAAAGATAGGATTAGCGAGGCAAGAGAAACGGCTGACTTATTCGACCCAGGTCAAAAGTTTAAAGCTTTTGCAGGTGCTATTAATGCAGTAGCAGGTGGTTTTACTGCGCTACAAGGTGCGCTTGGTGTTGTTGGTGCGGAGAGTGAAGATTTACAAAAATCATTATTAAAGGTACAAAGTGCTTTAGCTTTATCACAAGGCTTGTCTACTATTACCGATTCTGCAAAGGACTTTCAACGTCTTGCAACTATCATTAAGACAAACGTAGTAACTGCGTTCTCAACTTTGCGTGGTGCAATTATTGCAACAGGTGTAGGTGCTTTAGCTATTGGATTAACTCTTGTAATTGCTAATTTTGATAAGGTTAAAAAAGCTATCCTTGATACGTTCCCAGGTCTTGGAAAGTTTGCTTCTTTTGTAGGTAATATTATTACAAAGGTTACTGACTTTGTAGGTGTAACATCACAAGCAGAACGTGCTTTAGCTGCATTAGAAAAAACTACTAAGCGTGGGAACGAAGGTATTGAAGCAAGAATTAAAGTCCTTACTGCACAAGGTGGAAAAGAAAAGGAGATTTACGAACTTAGTAAACAACAAGGAGAAAACGAACTTGCTTTTTTAAGAGCTAAGCTTAAAACAAAAGAAGGCTTAAATGCTGAAGAACTAAAGAAATTTAGAGATTTAAAAACAGAACAAGCAGTTTTAGATGCTCAAGAAAATAAGAGAAAAGAAGATTTAGCTAAAGAAGCAGGAGAAAAGGCTAAAGGTATATCAGATAAGTTAGCAGAAGAAGAAGCTAATAGAATACAAAAAAGAATTGATGACGAAAAAAAGCTAACAGAAGAACTATTAGCCGAATACGATAAGAGAAGGAACATAGCAAACAATGCTAAAATTTTATCACAAAAGGAATTAAATGCTTTAGACGAAGAAGATAGAATTAAGAAGCAAGAAGAAGAAAATAAGAAGTTTGATACTCAAATAGCTACATTAGGTAAAACAAAAAACTTTACCTTAGAATTAATAAGGAATAACCAAGAAACAAATGCTAAAATAAAAGCTGATAATGATGCAGCAAGACAAGCTGAATTAACTGCAAGAATGGCTTTTGCAGCTTCAGTAGCTATGGCTATTGGAGAACTTAATGGATTATTTGAACAAGGAACGGCTGCAAGTAAAATAGCAGGTCTTGCTCAAATTGCTATTAACACTGGGGTAGGTTTCGCACAAGGTTTAAGTATTGCTCAACAATCGGCAAAAGCAACAGGACCAGCAGCAGCATTTGCATTTCCTATATTTTATGCTACTCAGGTAGCAGCCGTATTAGCAGCAGCAGGAAAAGCTAAAAGCATATTATCACAAGTAAAGGGTGGCGGTGCAGGTGGTAGCGTAACTGCTCCAAGCATTCAGCAACAAGCTCCAATTTCTCCTGCTCAACCACAAGCACAAACTACAAGCCTTAATAGTGCGACTATTAATGCTTTAGGAAACCAAGCAACAAGAGCTTATGTAATTGAAAGCGATGTAACGAGCAGCCAACAAAGAATTGCAGCTATTCAGCAGAGGGCAAGATTTGGTTAAATGATAACAATTTAAAAAACTTAATATTTACGAATATGGACTTACCTGTTTACTTATTAGACATTAGCGAGGATATGAACGACGATGCCGAAGTGGATTATGTGGCACTCGTAGACAAACCTGCTATTCAAAAGAATTGGAATGCCTTTAAAAATCAACAACGCTTTGAAGTGGTTAGCGAAGATAAGCGTATTATTTCTGGACCTCTTATGCTTGCTGACGTACCTATTTTTCGCAGCGATGCTACTTACGGGGATTACTATGTGGTGTTCTCTAAAGATACTATTTTTAAGATTGCTCAAAAGTTTTTCAAAAGAGGCTACCAATCAAACGTAAACTTAATGCACTCGCCAGACCAACAAGTAGAAGGGGTTACTATGTTTGAAAGTTTTATTACCGACGAAAGCCGTGGCATCTTACCAATGAAAGGATTTGAAGATGCACCTGACGGGTCTTGGTTTGGTTCTTTCAAAGTAGATAATGAAGGCGTTTGGAACGATGTTAAAGAAGGTAAATTTAAAGGCTTTAGCGTAGAGGGATTATTTACCTACAAGACAAAGCCAAGCAAAGAACAAGAACTTATGAATGCAATAAAGGAAATATTGCAACGGGTTAAATGATAAACAAAATCTTTTATTAATATTTAAACAAAAAGAATGATGAACGCAAAAGATGCAATTATGCAAATTAGGGCTTTATTCGAAGATATGCCAATGGTAGATGCACCTGCACCTGCTCCTGCACCTATCGAAGAAGTACCTGTTACATTCGCAGAATATAGCCTTATAGACGGAACTAAGGTTATGATTAGCGAACTTGCTATCGGTGGTCAAGTTACATTGGAAGACGGAAGTCCTGCACCAATGGGAGAACACCAATTAGCAGACGGCACTAAAATCGTATTAGACGAAGCTGCAAAAATCTTATCAATCGAAACTCCTGAAGCTGAAGCAAAAGAAGCTGAAGAAGTACCTGCTGAATTAGGCAACAAAATTGACGAGAAAATGGCTGACGAAATCGCAAACTTAGTAGCTGAAAACGAAGGTCTTAAAACACAAGTAGCACAATTAGAGGCAAAAGTTAAGAATGGCTTTAGTCAAGTAGCTGAACTTATAGAAGCACTTACTAAAACTCCTAACGCTGAACCTATTGCGCAAC